CATGGAGTTCGATGAGGTAAGCCTCGTCAACCGTCCCGCGAATCAGTTGAGCAAAGTGGTTTTGTTCAAGTCCGCCGATTCAGAGGAGCGTGCTGTGCCGGGTCACAAAGATAAGAAGATGGACGAGGACGAGGAAGAAATTTCCAAGCCCGGTCATTACGGAAAAATGGAAGACCACGATGACGAGGACGAGGAAGAAGATTCCAAGTCCGGTCACAAAATGAAGAAAGACGACGGCGAAGCCATCGACCTTCCTTCTGAGGTCTATGAGTACATCGACGCTCTTGAGTCAGCAAACGCCGAAATGGTGGATGAGCTTTCCAAGATGGCCGAGTACATCGAAGAGGAAACCGACATCCTCAAGTCGGCTGACCCGCAGATCGTTGAGATCGTAAAGGCTGCCGAGGAGCGTGCTGAGGCCGCCGAAAAGATTGCCAAGGCTGAGCGTGATTATCGCATCGAGCAGGAGTTCATCGCTAAGGCGGCTGAGTTCAGCGCTCTTTCGGTTGACGCTTCGACCCTTGGTCCGGTCCTCAAGGCTGCTGCCGAGGTCATGGACGAAGAGGCTTTCGGTGTCATCATTGATGCGTTGTCTGCTGCTAACGAAACAGTGAGCGAGTCGGGCCTTTTTTCTGAGGTTGGCAAGTCCACCTCGTTTGAGTCTGGTAGCTCGACCGATTCCATCGAGAAGGCGGCTGCTCGACTGCGGGAGGAAGACACCTCCCTTACTCACGCTCAGGCGATCAGCAAGGCCGTCGAGCTTGACCCTTCCCTTTACACCGAATACCTGCGAGGTAACTGAGCATGGCAACACAGTCTGCACAACCTTTCAAGACCACGTTGGAAGCGGCGGCTGACCTTTCGGCCAAGCAGTTCCACTTCGTGAAGCTTGATTCCAACGGTAAGGCTGCGCTTTGCGCCGCCGCTACCGATGTCCCCTGCGGAGTTCTTCAGAACAAGCCGTCTACTGGTCAGGCAGCGACCATCGTTGTGATGGGCGAAACGAAGATCAGCAGCGATGCCGCTCTCAACGAGGGCGATCTCATTGGCACTTCCTCTGACGGACAGGCCGATGCCAAGCTGCCGGGAACCGATACCACTGAGTACGTTGTGGGCCAGATGAAGACCGCTACTGGCGGTGCTGGCGTCATCGGAACTGCCCTTGTCAACTGCGCCAATCCGCATCGAGCGGCCTGATCCGAGGAGTAAAGAAAAATGCCTCAGCCAACCTCCAGCGACGTTCATGTTGATGCGATTCTTTCGCAGATCAGCGTCGCCTACATGCAATCGAATGATGTGTTCATTGCGAATCGCATCTTCCCGACCATTTCAGTTCAGAAGCAGTCGGACCTCTACTTCACCTACACGAAGGGTGATTGGTTCCGCGATGAAGCCCAGCTTCGTGCCCCGTCAACTCCGTCGGCCGGTTCGGGCTACGGGCTGTCCACGGGCACCTATAGCTGCAACGTCTATGCCATGCACAAGGACGTTGACGACCAGACTCGTGCTAACGCTGATGACCCGATCAACCCCGACCGGGAGGCGACCCAGTTCGTCACCCAGCGGATGCTCATGCGCCAAGAAATTGACTGGTCGAGCACCTACTTCACTACTGGAGTTTGGGACACCGACGTAGTTGGTGGCGTTGACTTCACGCAGTGGTCGAACTACACGAGTTCGGACCCGATCGAAGACATCGAAGTCGGCAAGGCGACGATGCTGAACGCAACGGGCTACTTGCCGAACACGCTGGTGCTCACCTACGACGCCATGCGTCAGCTTCGGAACCACCCGGACGTTATCGACCGGATCAAGTACACCTCGGCCAACGTGCCGACGGAAGCGACTCTTTCGTCGCTCTTCGGTGTTGATCGAGTCCTGACGGCTCGTGGCATTCGCAACACGGGTGCTGAGGGTGCTGCCGATTCGTTCGGTGCGATCCACGGTAAGAACGCCGCTCTGTACCATGTCGCTCCGTCTCCCGGCCTGATGACCCCTTCGGCGGGTTACCAGTTCGCATGGGATGGCGTGTCGGACGGGCAGGGTTCCACGGTGGGCATCTCCCGCTTCCGTATGAACGAACTTCGTTCGGATCGTGTCGAGGCCCAGATGGCTTGGGACTTCAAGGTTGTCTCCTCGGACCTGGGTTACTTCCTGTCGGCTTGCGTCGCCTGATCTAGTTAGGAGCTAGTGCTATGCCAACCAAGGCAACAAACGGACAGCTTCTCGCAGGTGACATCATTGTCGAGGACGCCAACGCTACGAGTGGTGCTCCTGTCGTTCGTACTGCACGAGTGACGATGACCTCTGCTACCGGCAATGCGGCTGCCCTCAGTTGGGGCAACCCCACCGGGGGCCGCATCATCGTCCAGAGTGTGATCATCGACATCACCACCGCCTCCGGCGCTACGACCACCATTGACGTGGGCGTGGATGCTGATGGCACCGGGTCGGATGACACTCTGATCGACGGGAAGTCCACCGCTGCGGCGGGCGTCATCTCTTCGATTGACGACGGTGGCACGAATGGCAAGGCCGCTCGTGCGCTCACCTCGTCGGAGTATGTCACCGGTTCGATCACTGGCACCATCGGCTCGTTCGCCGGTGTTGCGTACATCAGCTACATTCCGGCGTAAGCAGTTCCCACATAACAAGGAGTGTCCTTCGTGACCAAAGACCCACTACTCGAAGCAGTAACGCCTGAGACCAAGTGGTACGTCGTCTTACGACCTTTCGACGGCGATCACCGGTACACCCGTGGCGAGGTAGTGGACACTTCTGGCTGGACCCATCGGGTTCGGCTTGAGGACCAGCGCTACGTGGCACCATTGCCGCACGGTGCAGAAGTCCCCGAGCCGGATTCCGATGGGTTTCGCTTTCTGACGCTTGACGCAGAGCAAGAGCAGAAGGTTCCGGCCAAGAAGCGCCCCGTAACTCAGAAGGCAGCCAAGAAGCAGACGGGAAAG